TTTTTGTATAAAAGATCGACTACGCTGTATGGATCAGGCGATTTTTCAATTACTGTGTTTTGTGAAGTAGTTTTGCTACTATAAAAACTAAATGTAGCACTCTTGTTATTAATTCTATTTTGAAAATTACGAGTTGCTAAATTGTTTGTACTGTTAGTCCGATAAATCTCATTAGTAACACCGTTAGCTGTAACTTTACTATAAGGTGATCCAAACTGACTACTGCTTTGAAACATGCTGTTCATAATAGTTAAAAAGTTTTTATAACTGTTGGGATCAGTTGTGTCATCAAACTGTACTGATATGTTTGCTAAACTATTACCATTTGCATCAAACACAGACTCGTTTGTTCTAACACTGTCTATCTTTAAAAATCCGTTGGCAACAACATTTCTAGTAGGTGTATATCCTAAGAAGTCAGCAATACGTAAGGCGCTTTCTCTGCGTTCTGCTGTGCTTAGATAATTTTCTCTGCTGGCTAAGTCTGCTCTGTATGCTAAGTTATGACCTAAGAAAGCCATAAGTTCTAACAAACTTACAAATTCACTTGAGTTGATCCAGTCATTAAAGTTTTCTGGATAGTTATTATTAATATAATCAACCATAGCGTTACGAATAGTTTCAAAGTCATAAGCCTGAAAATTAGCTTCACTAAAACTTTCGTACACTACGCTGAAATCTTCAGCAGCAAATAAACTGCTCTGTCTTGCGCCTTGTGCCATTATTCTTCACCTACATATGTTAACAACAGTTCTTCTGCTGTTCCTGTATCGACATATTCTAATCTTACTCGCACTTCTAGTGTATGCTCGTTGGGTTTGTTCAACAGTGTTTCTAAAACATTCCACCTAGGATCGTTAGTTACTATTGTGCTTACATCGTCTAGTGCTTCTGCTTCTGTTGTATAATCCAATGGTTCAAAAACCAACTCTGGTAGTATGCTACCAAATGTTGGATTCATTACACGCTCGCCTCTGCGGGTGTAAAAATGATTCATCAAATCACGTTTTGCAATATCAACATCTTCTAATGTTTTACTGCCTGTGACTGTGTCTATTGTGCTATATCCGATATATGTTGCCATACTAATATTTATGGCAAAATTAACTGCTACTTTTTATATTTTGATCTGAGTACGTATAATATCGCCATTTGTCATGCTTTTTGTAATAGTAACAACTAAATCACTCACTGTGAAGTCAAATAGATGATCTAATATCTCTCCGTTGAGTCTTACTTCTAGTTTTTCAATTGGATCCATACTAAAACTAGTATCCATAGTAAATGTATTAGATCCGCTGTATGTGAATGTTTGATTTACTAGTGTTTGATTGTAGCGTTTAGCAATGTCTCGTTTTATACTTTCAGGAGTAAATGGTAAAAACTTCAGTGTTTCTGCATAGTATGCAAATCTTGCACGTTTGAGTTGTGCATCAGTCAACAAGTTCTTTTCATTCTGATCTCTCATATAATATATGCCGTTGGTGCGCATCCATGATCTGTTTTTATTGGTTCCGTAGTCTGCAAGTCTCAGTACACTAGCACACCGCATACACTTTTCTTTATTCATAACACTTCTAGACATCATATTTGCTATTGTGTCTATGTCTTTTGTTAAGATTGCGTTGGTCATATTGTACTGACCTTCTGTGGCATTACTGTAAAATAAATTACCTGTTGTCCAATTAAACAATATAAGTGCATCAAACATTGTTTGGCTCATTTGTACAATATTTTTAGACAGTAATTGTTTTTTTGCAATTTTTTGATATCTATTAAATTCACTGTCCCAAAGATCATATGCTTGTTGTTCAGTTACACCAACACTAGTCGAACTTTCTCCGTAACCTGTGCCTACATAACCATGGTATCTACTAAAATTAAGTGCAGTAAGTTTACAATCGTCGCTTGCGGTTAAATCTGATAGTAGCAACTGAGTATTGTACAATGATGTATTTTGCACAATAAAGTCTTCCCATACAGTTTGAAACTTTTTATTAACTTGTTCAAGTGTCATTAAAAAGGTCTCCCTTTTCTAGGATTAACATTAAGTTCTGCAGGTGTGGCGCTTTTAACAGATATATATCCTGATTTGTTTTGTCGCATACCAAGTCTTTGTTCTTCTTCGGTTGCAGGTCTACCAACTAACCCTGAGATATTATTATCTGAGATCATACCAACATTGTCATCATCTGAATCAGGACTAGTGCCCGGTGACGAATAGGTTTGATATGTTGCATTACTATCAAACCCATCGTCTGACAATCCAGACCCAGATCTACGTCCGACTCGATTGTCAGAATCAGTATTAGTATTACTAATATTACTGAGATCTATATCAACACCTTTAAGGTCTAGATTAGTACTTGCACAACTTGCAACAGGAGTTTGTGGTTCTGCATGTCCGCCCCAAGGCTCAGCTTCTGGAACTCTACTTGTAATACTTTGTTTCACTGTTTTGTTAACTGTAATATTGTTGTTAGTGGTCTTTGTTGCTGATGTCGCCGCAGGACCATTCAAATCTATCAATGGAGCAGTTGTTCTACTTGTGCCTTTAGCAACCAAATGATGATTTAAGTCTGTGGTGAATTTAATATCTTTAGCACTGTGTAGATTAAACTCACCTTTTACAGTTTCAAATTTTGTTCCGCACTCGCCTCTGGATTTAATATTCACACACTCGGCATCTAAATTAAAATCACCGCCTACATGCAAGTTAAAGTCTGTTTCAGTGTGCATACTAATATCACCACTGCTATAGATATCAACTTTACCATCACTGCTTAGTTGTACCCAGCTGTTGCCTGCTTGATTTATTACATAAACAATACCAGCAGTATCATTGAACAACATTTGAGCGCCGCCTGCGCTGCGTAGTCTAACTAAATTACTGTTGCCTGCTTGTCTGTCAGGGTCAGGACATAAACTTCTTTCACTTTTACTTACTGTACCATCATCAAGTACTAAACTGTGACCGCTAGGCGTGTTAAATCCAAATACATTACTTGGACTTTCTCGTCTAGCACTACTACTACTGAGTCCTCGAACACTGTCAAGACCTAGTCCTTGATTTGCAAGTGCTCCAGACAGTGGATGTCTAGGTCTGGTATTTTTAGTTTGCTTCTTTCCAACACCTTGCTCAAACGTAGGAGCAATTTCATTCTCTTTATCTTCTACAAAACTCACAGCATTGTCAGGATAACTACTATTTCTTCCTGTATCTGCTAGAACTCCAAGTATAATGCCTTCTTGATTTGATCTTGTAAATGCAACTATCACTTCTGTTCCTGGAGCAGGAGGATGTGTACTCATACCGTAGCTTCTTGCGTGATCTGGAGCTTGATAGCTGCCGCCATAAGGCATAGCTCGTCTACATCTTACATAATTTTTTCTAGCTTCAGGATTTTCAGATTTAGATGAAAATTGTTCTTGACCAAATATTTCTACATAGCAATAGCCTTCATATCTATCATCTACAATTTCAACAACCATTCCCAGGTATAGTCCTTCAAAATTACCAAAACCTGCGATATTATCTTTATTTTTATATTGTCTAGATGTACCGTTGCCATCACTAGTATTTTGTCCGCTTCTTCTCATGTCTTCATCCTGTAAAAATATCTCTTAGCCACGGCGGAGCGTTTCTTGCTCTGAATGTGCCATTGTCTAATGGTCCTCCCCAGTAGCCTGGAGCTCCTTGTCCTACACTATCAGCTATATCAATGTGGAAAGTATCATCTCCCATATATCCGTTGCCTGCTCCAATACCTGTAGCACCGTAACGTTTGGTTTGTGCTATAAAGTTTTGTATGATAGGAACATCTGCCGGATTGTCTAAACTTAACCTTCTTCCTGTACTGTCTCTGAGTGCTACGTCTGCAGCCATTCCGTTGTTGTGTCTATCACTGCCTGTAAAACCTGTACTGCTATCTTGTCCACCACTGCGAACATCAACATTTACGCCAGCGGCAGCACCTGCATTAGCTAGTATAGATTTAAGTTCAGAGTCAATGGGTAATTTTCTTGTGTTGGCTACACTTGATTGACTTTCTGTAACTACTCCTGTGCCGTCAGCACTAGCAGGAGGAGCTGTTTCGTCGCCGCCGGGTTCGTTAGAGAGAACATCATTTTCTGGATCAGGTTCTTGTGCATCTGCTTCATCAGTAAAACGCTCAGCTTGTGTTTTAGTTTCAGCAGTGTCTATAAATCCTTTTTCTAAGATATCAATGGTAAGACCTACATTAGTACTTGTATCTCTGAATGCATCTAATGTCATTATAAATTGACCATCACTATAACTAGCATCAACTCTTACAACACGATATATTCCTATAATGCCAAAATTCTGTTCACTTACATCCATTAGACCTGTTTGTTGATCAGGATATGTTGGGAAGTTTAAGTTTAAGAAATAGTTTAGTCCGCCTCGTTGATATGGTGCACTTTGTTTATCGTCAGTTATATCAATTCTATCTGTTACTTGTAATCTTTGAGATGCACTCTTTGGCTTACCTAACCAGTAAGGATCACCTCTTATTTGTATTTGTTGTTGAACTAGGTCACTTAAAGTATTGAGATTAAGTTCGACTGCACCTAACATCACTGCACTTGTTGTATCACCATCATCGGCTCCTACTGTTGCAGTACTAGTCACCGGACCTTCATTAAATGAAAGTATAGCAGGATTATCTGAGCTATTATTTTTTAATGCAACATCATCTTGTGTAATATATCTCTGTAATACAGTTGGTAATCTCTGAGTTTTTGTATTTCGTTTACTATATTCTTCTAATGCCTCTGTAGCAAGATTGAGTGCATTAGCTGCTTCTTCTTTTTTAATATTAATCTCAGATTCGAGTCGTGAAATTCTATCTCTGGCATCGTTTTGAGAAAGCTCTCTTTCTCCAGTGGCTAACTTGTTTGATGCTTCTAGTTCTTTTTGAGCTGATGATAATTGACTTTCAAGTTGCGATAGCTCCTTAGCCATTCTCTGAGCATCTGTTTTTAGTATGTTTATTTCCTGCTTTTCCTCTGACATTCCTGCTAGTGCATTTGATCTATTTGTAAGTTTTCCATGATTAATAGCTTGTAATTGAAAATAGCTGTTGTTCAGTGTTACATCTAAATTTAGAACTTCTGTATTCATTCCTGTCAATGTGTAATCAAAACGTTTTCTTAGTAAACCGTTTTTAATAATTTTCTTCATTCTGTTAACTTGAATACTCGAACTGCCTAGCATTTGTTGATGACTAACAGGATCGTGTATAACTTCAGTTGCGGCAAATTTTTTCAAAAAGAATGTAATCTTCTGTTGATAATTTTTAGAAAGTTCGTCATACTCTTTATATTCTACATCAGTATCGAAAACAAACCAGCTACTTAATTCTGAGAAAGTTGGTGCTTTTGCTTCTCCATCATCTGTATTGTCTTTGTGGAAGCCTCCGCTGAAGGTTGGCAATTTTCTAAATTCTACTGTTTGCATTAGTGCTATAACAATTGCAGTATTCACTGCTGAGCCTTGTTTAAAAGTAAATGTAAGTGTACCATCTCCACTAACACTTGTGCTTTTTAGACTAGTATCACCTGATTGCGCAGCTTGGCCAAATTTCCAATTTCTCCATTCTGCTGTATCTCCTCTTGCATCTAACACATATTCAGTGGGTAATAGTTGATTCTGACTTAACACAGTCTTTGAAAGAGATTGCTGATTTATTTTTTCTTGCAACCGATCTAAAAATTGCCCAAATGTGTTTACATTATTAATAGTAAACTGTCCTTTAATATGTAAGTTAGTTGTTTTATATGCATCTTGGTGTGTTTCAATCATATCTGCTCTATAAGAAGTTGCTCCTTCTTTATAATCAAATGTTAGTTGTGACATACTTGTCATATAATAGTAAGGCCCTACTATATTATTAGTTGCAACACCATTGCTATCATATCCTACAAATCTTAGTTCTAGTAGATAACAAGCATGAAGATGATTTTGTATTTTTAATTTCTGCGCTGCTAATAATATTCTGTTAAACAGTGTAGCTCCGCCTGGTTCAATTAAATCAAACACAAACATATTAGCAAGTGCGTTTCTATCTTTGTTATTTTTAAATGCAAGTACCATATTTTGTTGAACAGATTGTATGTTGATTTCACTTTCAACACCACTCTCCGCAAGTACAACTACTTGTTTTTTGCGTATGTTTTCTTCAAACCTATGTGCATTCTGAGGATGAACCATATACATGGTCCACTTATAAGTGTAGTTGTCATAACTGTTAAGAATATTTTCTTGGTATATATAATCTCTACTAGCCATTAGCTATTTCCGGATGATTTATATGTTTTCGGCGCTTGGATTTTTTTACCACTTGTAAAATCCATTATAGGATCTTTAATAGAATCTCTATTATAGTGTACAAATATCCACCATAGTCTACTACTACCATACATGTCATATGCTAGGATATCAGGTCTCTTGTGATATTTTGGTTGTATTACAAGTGTAGTTTGATTTTCATCTAATTCATCTTGAACAATAATAGGTTGTAACAAACCTAAATATTTTAAATTTACTGTGGTTTGACTGTAACTACTTGTGGATTTATATTCTACTGACATTAAATGAACCCATCCTTATATCCGCTTCCATTAATAAAATTGTGTGTGCTATATACACGTTTTTGTCTATCTGGATTTATTTGTATGCTCATGCCAATAAAGAAGTTCATCAATGTAGGAACTTGTGTTCCGTTAATATCTTTGAGATCTATACTGCTGTCATATGTTGTACTAAAACTTTCTAGCACAACAGGTATGTTGTTAAACTGTTGTTCTCCAAATGCACTAAAACGTAGTACAGGAGGAGGAGTACCTGAACTAGGACTTTTACCTAAATCGTTTTTACCAAAAAACATCTTGCTAACACTACGCAAAAAATGTAGTACACCAAGTGTGTACTCGCCTTCTTCTTGTGTAATACTAGCAAACTGAGTTGTTAGTTGCATAGTAGGACTAGGTGTATTTCTATAAGCATTATATGTATAGTTAGTGTGTGTCATGTCATAAGGACTATAGTTTACACTTTGACTATAAGTTATGTCAGGTTGATAAGGAAACAATATACCATT